ATGGCGCTCACCGATAGCTACCTGCGCTCTATTCACGGGCGTGAGCATGAAAGGGTATTTGAAAAGACGGACAGGGACGGCCTTTCTGTGCGTGTGTCAAAAAAAGGGAAGGTGGTTTTTCAGATGCGCTACATGTTTTCCGGCAAGCAGCGTCGTGTAGATATCGGCAGCTATCCGTCGCTTGGGCTCAAAGAGGCGAGAGATGAAATTCTGAAGATACGCCGATCGCTTGAGGAGGGTGTAGACCCTCAGCTTTATATGGCTGCCAGATACGAGAAGAACGTCAGCGCTATGACAGTTGAGAATGTCTTGCGGGAGTGGGACAGGGTTTATGCAAGCGTCAATATCAAGAACGCCGCCGACATTATCCGGTCTTTTGAAATCCACGTCTTTTCACGGATTGGTCATCTGCCGCACGACTCTGTTAACACCCACGCCTGGATTGAAATTATCGAGGGCGTACAGAGCAATAAGCCCGGTATCGCCAGAAGGCTGCTGACAAACGCAAAGCAGGCGCACTCATGGGCGTTACGCAGGAAGCTGGTGGAGACTATGCCTATTGAAGGTCTCAAACCGCATGATTTCGGCATGAAGGTCAACATTACCCGGCGAGTGCTGAGTGACGATGAGATCCGCGTGCTATATGAGACATTTGAGAATACCGGCATGCGCAGAAAAAATGCGCTTCTGATGCAGCTGATTTTGCTTTTTGGTTGCCGGTCTGGCGAGATGATTCAGAGCAAAAGGGAGCACTTCGACTTTGATAGTGGCATATGGACTGTTCCACCTGAAAACCACAAGGGCGGGAACACGGGCAAACCACTAAAAAGGCCGATCATACCGGCAGCGCAGGCGATGATTGAGGAAGCAATGTCGCTGAGCTCGCATAAGGAGTTCATCTTCCAGAGCGCGCTGAAAAAAGACAGGGAAAGGGCGCTCAACAGCGCATCTGCGCTGGGCCTGCCTAAAACGGTGATGGCATATTACCAGCGTACCAGGGGTGAGATTATGCCGCACTGGTCGATTCATGATTTGAGAAGAACGGCGAGGACGCGGTGGGCTTCCATTGCTCCACCGCATGTGTGCGAAGTGATGATGGGGCATGCATTACCGGGCATCTGGGCGGTATACGACCATAACGATTATCTGGATGAGCAGAGGAAGGCCTACACCGCCTGGTGGGCGCTGGTAATGAAGATTGTGAATGGTGAGTCGAAAGTTCGCTCAATCGTGACAAGCTAGCTTACCAAACTTCTCAATGTCGCTTTTCAGGAACAGCCCGTGATGAGCCGGGTCGGGAAATCCGCACATGCGTTTTTCACCAGTACGGCGGTCGCGGCTGTTCCAGTTGCGAATGGTTTTAACTGACCGGCGGAAGAATGCGGCCGTTTCCTCAAATGTCATGTATGGCGATTCCATATCTACTCCTTATACGGCCAGTTCCAGACCAGCACGATGAAAATAAAAAAGGCGAGCCATGAAAGGAACTCGCCGGGGGTGATGTCGCAGATGGTGTTCATGCTGCAGGCTTCAGAAAGAGAATCCAGTGCGTCTTATCGCTTTTGCCAGTTCGCTGCCAGATGGTTGGCTTTTGGTCGGTCAGAGCGATAACTTTGCTGACGGGAATCTGTGTTTCGTTCCATTTGAATATCAGTGTGCCGTGTGGCCGCAACACCCTGAATGCTTCTGCGAATCCTGCGCGGATATCGTCTGGCCACGTCTTCTTATCCAGAGCGCCATACTTCTTTTTCATCCAGGCATTTTCGCCGACCCTATCTAAATGAGGTGGATCAAACACAACCTGAGCAAATGTGTTGTCAGCAAATGGCAGCGCGCGGAAATCAGCGATGATGTCAGGGCTTATCTGCAGGGTGCGACCGTCACATAAAACATGCTGCTCTTCCCGGCGGTCGGTGAAGACTGCTCGGTCATCCTGCTTATCTATCCAGAACATGCGCGAGCCGCAGCACATATCCAATATGCTTACTTCAGACATAACAACTCCTCACGCAGAGCGCGATCGTAAAAATGAATAGTTTCAGTGAATAACTGTTTAAAAACAGAAGGTTGGCTGATCGAAAGCATATGTGAATATTTGCAGTTTGATCATCCTATATTCCAGTTATTTATCAGACACATGATTATAAAAATTGCCCTAAAACTGGATGTTTTGATCAGGTCTATTTGAGCGCGATAGTGAATAGGGTGGGTGGGGGTTACTACTGAGTGAAGAGCTCTACTTTATCCATGATTGCAGATGCGGCTTCATCGGAAATATCACCGGACCAGGCAAACTCTTCCATGGCAGCCGAAATTAGATCTCTCTGCTCAGTCGTGAAGTTATCGTCTTTGTAATCATACATTGCTGCTGAACATAACCTGCCGCCGCTCCCCATGAAGTCTTCAGTAAAGCTCACTGACGGCTCTTTCCCATCTTCAAATTCGACTACGAAAGTCATCCTGCTCATGCCACTCTCCTATGCTGCTTAGCTCGCTCAATGCGCTCATAATCGGTGCGGCACTCAGGACAACAGAAGAAGCCTTTATCTACTGACTCCTCGCAGTTATAGTAGGCTCCGGTAAACTGCATGCTCGGCTTAGGCCGGTTAGCCAGGGCGATTGTTCTTTCCAGTTCCTCAAGCGCTGCGGCCTGGTCTAATTCGTCAGACATGTTCAACCTCCGCAAATGCCTTCTCACACCAGATTGAGATGTAGGTAATCTGGTCCTGCATTTCCTGCAGCGTCTTCGCTTCGCCGGTGCGGATTTCATGATTGATGAGGGCGCGGATAAGATGCTCAAGCTTCGAGTAATACCCGAGGCGCTGCTGAGTTTCCTGCCCGGCTGTTTTGCCGTGCTTAACGATGCTTTTCACGTACAGGATGAAGTCGTTGGCGCCGCCTTCGACTGTGTATTTGTCACCGATTTCGATATGCATTTTGGTTTCCTATAGACAATAAAAAACCCCGCCGTGGCGAGGTCTGTTTTGGGTAAGCAATTTGCTTAGGGGTTTGATTGAAAGATGAAGCCCTCATCGTCCCTGGCTTGATAATAATAGGTCACGAAGTCCGCGCGGTTTACGCTGAATGAAACTTGGTGGTCGTATCCAAGCCCATTGAAAATAATATCGGCCTCCTTGCAGCGAAAAACTTTAAGCTCATCGTTTTGCACTACCGTAGACAGGCCCATCCGCGTTCCCGGTGTAATTTTCGCATCAAGAGCCAGATCTGGATTTTGCTCAGTTCTTACCGAAACTCTCAGCATCATTTCTCCTTCTTCTGATAAACCGGGTCCAATCCCCGTGAAAACTTCATCGTCCCTATGCGTGAAAACTTTAATCCTGCCTATTAAAGTCTAGCCATTCCTCCCAGCAATGTTCCGGGTCGATATCCTGATATCCACGACGCTCAGCCACAGCTAAAACTCCTTCAGCATCAGTAACGATAGCCGTGGCATTATCACGAATAGCCAACACCTCCTCTTCAGTCAAAGGAGATCCTTTCTCTTCGGCTTTAGAAACAAGCAGGCTGATGAGGGAGGGAATGAAAAGGACTATCACTTACCATCCTCCTTCTGATAAATCGGGTCCGATCCCCGTGGAAAGTTCATCGACTTTTTGCGGTAAAACTTGAGTAACATTGGCAACAAAAGCTCTTTAGAAGACGGCACTTAAACATCAAAAATCAGATTGAAGACTTCAAATAGAGTTGAAATTCTGCTTGTGTCATAGGGTTGGCCTGAGAAACATTTATGATGTTATCAACACCCTTAAAAGGTCCATTTTTGCTGTCATCTTCGGTCAAAATGTATGTTGTACCACCCGCCCGAGAAGCGATGAGAAGATCAGCTTCATTCCCATAATAAACACCGCGCTTGCTCTGCTTTATCATGTGGGAATTATCTTCAATAAAATCCCTTTCCTGGACGGAAGCAAACCCGCCGTAGCCAAAGCCACCACTACGCTGCTCATCCTCATCGAACTCGCTATCGAAGAACCCAAAGAAAACCTTCTCTTGACCTAGGAAATTCATCTGCCGCGAGAAGTAATTATAGAGCTCTGCTTTATCATCCCTACCAGAAAGACACTCCATTTCCCTTTTAATTTCCAAGGTTATGGCGAAGTCATAATCAATTAATAGAGGTGAATTTAATTCTATCCCACTATTGTGGAGAAAATTCCAAGCATTAGAGTCGATGATTACGCATGGAAGAGCTTCATTGTTGGTCATTTCTCCTCCTTCTGATAAATCGGGTCAGTGCCGCGCGGGTACTGCAGCGCAACGTTCCTGTAATGCAGCAATCTCTGCCTGAAATACTCCTTCAGCGCTTCTGGCTGCTGCATCTCCACCTCCATAGCGATAACCGGCATATTCATACGCTCCTTGTAAGCTACTCCTGACGCGGCTAAATCAACGTTAATCCTGCCTCGTTCTTCTCTGCTGCGTGCTGCTAAGTTGTGTGACATGGCGACGTCCTCCTGTGGGGAGTATATCGCTTTAAAGCAGGGAGGGCTTGACGATTAGTTGACGAGTTTTGACTCCGTACTTTTTACAGTCTTCATAATGCGACTTTGTTACTGAAGACATTACGCCGTTTATCTCGGCCTCATAAACAGCGGTTTCACTAAATGCTTTCCGCAGCGCCAGTAACTCCCTTGCCATGACAATGACAGCCTCAACCGAAACATGGCTCGCAAAATCAACGTTTGTTGTCACAGACTCAAGATAGAGGTTGCTGGGATATTTTTTGTCGCTCATTTCACCCCCTCAATGCTACGACTGTTCCGGGTTCTGCGCCTACTTCCTCGCAAAGCCGGTCGCTTCCTAAATGCACGTAGTTCACCATCGCGTTATACTCATGTTCGTAATGGTCATGATCCTTCCAGACGATAACAGCATCCTGCGGCAGCTTTCGCAGCTGTGCGATTAGCGCCTTCACGGTAGTTCTCTTTATCGACATCACTCCACCTCCGGCGCTGCTGCCAGCATGGCCGCCCAGCAAAGGCGCGCTTTATACGCAGCCTGCTGGCATCCGCTCATCTTCTGGAATGCTTCCCACACCTCTGGTTCGCTGAAATCCTCATCCAGCTCGGACTCAAATCCAGCAATCACCATTCTCTCTGTCGGCTCAATAGGTACGACTTTCCACCCAGTCGGAATGGGCGCTGAGGTAAAAAGAGGTGTGTCATCACTGAATCGCTGCACATTAAATAATCCAACTTCGACGGCTGAGTGCTTCTTTAGCCGGCTAAAAATCGCTTGTTCTCCCGAAGAAATCCACGCGACCGGCTGAGCGGTCAGGGCGGCGAGTGCGATTTCCATAAGCTTGGCCATATAACGCATATTGGGATTAGATTCTGATGCAGCTTTCCAGCGCTTAATTTCAATTTTGCAGAGGCCGGTAAGCGCCTGCTTCTCTTCTTCACTCATTCTCTTACCCCTTATGCCGCTGTCAGGCTCAATGCCGCGGCGAAAATAGTTAGCCCTGCACCACGGCACCAAACCGGCCGCGCAGCTCTGTCTGATAGTCATTCCAGACAACATCAGGCTTCGTCATTACGATGCGTGGCAGCTGCGGATAGAAGGCTGCCTGTCGTGCATATTCCCGGGTAGCGCGTTCCCTGCGCCTCGCTTCCAGTGATTCCGTCGTACGTGATTCAATCCGGCACCGACCACCGTACCGGGCGTTAATCTGTTGCTGTGCGTCCTGCATAGCCAGACTGTGAAGCCTGAGTGATTCAGCTTCATCAGGGCGTGCAGAGTCCGCCGAAGGTTCGGTGATGGTCATGGTCGGCGCCTTATTGGTGGGTGTTAGAAGGGAATCGAATTATCATATTGAGGTTCGGTAGATTGACCACGCGACTGCGGCGGCCGACTCTGTTGCTGACCGTTCTGCTTTGGCGGCAAATCGATATCCCGCACCAGAATGGTTGGCGTTGAAACCTTGGTGCCGTCGTCTTTGGTCCACTCCTCAAGCACAAACTCGCCGGTCACAGTGACCTTTGCGCCCTTCAGGATGCTGGCCGATAGCTTCTCGGCCATTGCCCCGAACATCTTGCATTGCAGCCAGGAAGTTTTCTCGTTGTCACCAAACCCTGATTTTGCCGGCAGTGAGAACGATGCGATGTGCTTTCCGTTTGGCGTGACACGCAGCACGGCATCCTTGCCGACATTACCTGCGATTGTGATCGTGTTGATTGGCATTATGCTGTGGCTCCTTCAAGCTCTGATTTCTTCATGTCGTAAACTTCCTTCGCTTTGGCCTGCTCCGGTGTGCCATCCAGCATCTGCCACGCTTTAGCGAATGACTGCTTCAACTCTTCCGGGGTCGTCTTGCTGAGTGCGGCTTCAGAGAAGGCGGCGAGGATATCCGCAGGTTTAGATTTAGGTTTCTGCTGCGGCGGCGCTGAGGTGGTTTGCTGGCGATGCTCATTGGTATCAGCATCCTTTGAATCATCAATGCCAAATAAGCCATTCAGGCAGTATTTTCGGGCGTAGGAGCTGGTAGCGCCGGTAATCTGAGCATCATCCATGCCTTTCTTATCGAGGGCCTCACGGGCCATTGCAGAGGCGATGTGAGTGGTCTCGCCATCGGTAATCGACGCCGTAGCTTTGACGTAATAGCGATCGCCAATCAAAACGATTTCGTCCGAGATGGACAGGAACAGGCCGTTAAGCAGCGGCTTCACACCCTCAAGGATGTCTTCGCAGCTTCGGTAGTGATACTTGCCAAAGCTGTTGTACTGGCCCTTTGGCGCGTTCAGGGTGCGCTGTATCTCTGCCAGCCTAACGTAAAATTCCTTACTCATAGCCAACTCCCATTCTCTCCGCCTGTCGCTCCGTACGGTAATCAGCCGCCGCATCCATTGCAGCCTGCTCATATGTCATTGGCTCAGCTAACTCGCCAAGCATGCCGCGCATCAGTGCGACAAATTCATCTTCATCATGCTGCATGGTGGTTGAACCTCTTGTTCCAGTCTTCGTCCTGACAGTTGTGCCAGCCCAGGGCAATCTCTGATGCCCACTCATAGGCTTTGTGCATGCCCTCCTGCGTGTCCGGGAATGCCTCCTCGTACAACTTGTTAAAGTGGCTGCAGCCCTGCTGAACCAGAATGGTTCCGTTCACTGGGATAATGGTCATAGCGGATTTCCTTTCTGGTTAAGCGTGTCGATAAGGCTGCGTAAGCTCGCACGGAGACGGCGGGTGATACGGTCGAGTTGAGACGTGTTAAATCCGAAGCCACCCATGTGGGTAGCCCCAGCTATAGCGAAAGCTTGCATGGGTGATTCCTTGGTGTTGGTGAGTTTTTAGTAGGTGATGCGGATGGAAGTAACTTCGCCTTTGGCGATCGCCGTGATTACGGTGCGCGCCTGCTCTTCGGTCAGGCCTACAGCCACGAGGTCAGCCAGCGCTTTGTTGTTTACTGATTTGCGGTGAGAAACATCAGCTGCGCGGGCGGCCGCTTCATCAGCAATTCGTTTCTCTTCAGCCAGGCGGGCAGCTTCTGCTTCACGGGCTTTGCGCTGCTCAGCTTCGATAGCGGCTTGCTTCTCACGCTCTGCCTTTTCGCGCGCTTCCTGTGCCTGTCGCTCGGCTCGTTCCTGCGCCTCTCTGGCTTCACGCTCTGCGCGCTCCTGAGCAGTTTTAGCGTCGGCCTCTGCCTTTTCCTTGGCTGCCTGCAAATCTGCCTCACGTTTAGCCGATGCTTCACGCTCACGCTGTGCTGCCTGCTCTGCTTCAAGGCGAGCCTGTTCGGCAGCCTGGCGGCGAATATCTTCTTCGTGTGCTGCCCGCTGACGTTCTGTTTCGGCTTTCGCTTCAGCAGCATCGCGGTCAAACTTATCGTTAAGCAGTAGGGCCATTTCGTGATCGGACTCAATCTGCTTTTTCAGTGCTTCTGCAACTGCTTTCTGCTCGGCCTCAATGCGCAGGCGCTCATCTTCAGCAGCCTTCTCAGCGGCGATGCGTTCCTGCTCAATGTCCCACTCGTTTCGAGGGGACAGAATCTGGTCGCGGATTGTGTCGCACTCGCGTGTAAACCGGCGAAGCTCTTCTTCGGCAGGCTTAACCGCCTCCTTAAGATGCTTCAGGTATGCGCGCCCAGGCTCTTCAATGGCTTTCTTGCTTGAACCAACCATTCGAGCCAGTGAACCGATGCGGTCGCGACCTTTCTTAGTACTGACGTCAGGAACTTCAGCGGCAAGCTGTCGAATCTGCTCAAGGTAAGCGTCGAGGCCATTGGGTACATACAGTGCCGGAGCCTGTTCAGGTTTAATCTCCAGCACTGCTAAATCGGTAGTTTCAGTCATTTCCGTCTCCTGAATTTTGGTAAAAAAGAAGGCCGCACTAAGCGGCCAAATCGCATCCTGTTCTGTCTCTATCATTTGAAACTTCACAGCGTTGGTGCGTAGCACCTCAAAGCCGTCTGAGTAGGCGGCTTTACGGTGTCACTCAGCCTTATCTCGCATGTAGAACTTGTCGCTTCCCACATTGCAAATCAGCACTCCTTTGTTGATGAGGGCCTGCATTGCGGAGTAAGGAATTTGCCGAACCTCAATATCCGCCCGGGTGATTTCCCCTAAGCGGTCAGCAAGCTCGACAATCCTTTTCTGAACTTTTGTCATCTCTCCCTCCTGTTAGTGGTTACTGGCCCAATGCCTTAGGCGCTCATTTAAAGATTTGAGCTATATCTGGAAGATCACCCATCGCTTTCATGTAATAGGCAGAGCTCATTGACTCGGGTTCTTCGTAAGTCGGATTAATAATCTGGTTGTACCCGCTAGGTTTGCCATCCGTCAGGTAGCCACTAAAGAAATAAGACTGATGAATCACATTCGACTGTGTAAATGCCACATCAACGATATACATGGTGTTTTCTTTCCAGCCTCCGCTCGGCGGGAAAACGCCTTTAGCTTCAGGCGTACCCTTAAACTCGCTCATACATTCTCTCCTGCTATAAACCCCAGCCCCATCAACACACCAATAACCAGCCACCCGAATATGTAGTTACCAGTGCTTATCATGGAGCCTCCAGTTATGAAAAAGGCCGCCTAAGCGACCTGTTTGTGTCGGAGCCAGATGCAAACAGCGCCGTCTTCTGAGTCATGGATTGAGCCAACAAACCAGCCCTCACCCTTTAATCCCGATGGCTCCCAGGATGAGATGTCAACGCCGTCATCGTCCGGGTCGATATCATCCTCATCCCGATACTCAACGCCCCACTCAAGACCTTTTTCAGCCATCCACTTATCCATCTCATCACTTGAAATGGATTCTCTACCGTCGCAGAAAGCGTCGTACTCTGGATGTGTCCAGTAGCCATACTCGTCGCGTTGAACTTCTATTGCTTCCATATCTCACCTCGCCGTTACGATGTCTTTTGAGTTGCGATAGCCCGCTCATTTTCCCACTCAGAAACTGCAATGTGCTTTTCTTCAAGCTTCTTAATCAGTGCTTCGCGAGTCTCTCGGGGCAGGGATGTAAACATCGCAGAGATGCAGCCAGTGATTCCGCCGCTGCATTCTGAAGTAATTCCATTGGCCCAGAACTTAACCTTTGCTGTGAAATTTGGTTTCTTATTGCTAGCCATAACTACCTCGCTGTAACTGTTTCTGATTTGCGGTAACCCGCGTTGAATATTGCAATCTCCGGCAGACATACCGATGTGCTCTCATGCCTGTCACGCAGTGAAGGGGAGATAACTGCTTTCTCTACTCTCTGGTTGCAGCTGGATAAGGTGCTGACGATGCGGCGCTCGAAGCCCTGCTGTTGCAGCTTCATGACCCGATGCTTTACTGCGCGTTGCAGCTTCTTGCGTTGCTTGTTGTTCATGTTGCCTCCGGTAATTGGCTTAGGTGCAAGAGCCGGAACCCGTGACGTTTCCGAATTTAAGAGGCTTCTCAGGTCCGACGGTAAAATCGCGCCGTAAGCTCCACCTCTCTCTTGCCCAAAGCCAACTTCACTTTGGTGAGACCGAATCAGTCTCAATCTCTATTGTTAAAGAACCCGCCACTCCGTTCCCTGTGGCCTGCCAGCGTCCTGCTGATGGGATAGATATTATGCGTACAGCGCATATGCGTCAAGCGCATAATTGATTGGGTGTGACTGTTTTTCATCGATATTGGGTTATGTGTTTGAAACAGAAATGGATTTATTTTTAATCGGGATATGTTGCAGGCACAAAAAAGCCCGCACATGGCGGGCTAATTTGCGAAAGGGGAGGTTATCCGTGACGGCGGTATTGCTGGGATTGGCTAAGCATCACGCGCCCGGCCACATGAAGCATATCCATTTCTTCAGCGGATATAGTCCATTCGCGATAGCGCGGGTTGTCAGATATGACGATCAGCTCGCTTTTAACTTTCTGCAGGCGCTTAACAAACATGTCGCCGTTGTAGTCAAAGACATAGATACCGTCACCATCGAAGCAGCTCACAGCGACATCGACAAAAATCAGGTCGCCGGGCTCAATAGTGCCTTCCATGCTGTCACCACGAACGTTAATAAGCTTCACGGATGACTCCGGCCGGTTACCGAATATGACCCTCGCTTGATCGGGAACATATTCAATAGACCTTATGACTTCAACGACGTCCTTCGAGGGTGAACCATCTCCGGCGCTTGCTGAAACATCAAGAACATCAATCCTGTACACATCTTTTCTCCCCTTTTTTATAATGGAACCGATACTGTATGAATCTACAGTATCATTAGCTTCATTGGAAGAGAATAGCTCAGATACAGGAACTGCGAGAGCTTCCGCAATCTTATGTATAAGGGAATCGCTGTAACCCTGCATTCCACGCTCCAGGCGTGACAGGTTGCCCACGTCGCTATCCACGCGCAACGCGAGTTCTGTCAGGGTCATCTTATTCGCTTTGCGAATCTGTCTAATCTTGTCGCCTATTTTCATGGCGTGTATTCAACCTTTTTTATGCGTGACACGCAAAGCGCCTTGCGCATATTTTTCAATTCGCATATTATGCGTATAGCGCATTTAGGAGGTGCATTATGCCAACACCATTAAGGAAAATGCGTGTAGAGAAAAAGCTGACAATTTCCGAGGTAGCCATCGCAACGCAACTTGACGTTGGAAACCTCAGCCGGATTGAAAGGGGAATTCAGGTTCCCTCTCTCGAAACGGCAGAGAAATTGTCCCGGTTCTTCAAAGGGAAGATCACCGAAATGCAGATTCTCTATCCGCAGCGATACATGAAGTCAGCCGACACAGCGGCTTAAGCAACACCGCTCTTTATCAATCTGACCGGAGGCTGTTTCGGCCCCCAAAAACCGAAGTGACTTGCTCACCGCAATGTCACGCAATTACTTAACCAACAAAGGAATTTTACATCATGGAAATTGCAAGCTATCGCAAAAAAGCGAGAGAGATTGAAAGCCAGTTACTGAACAAACTGGCTGAACGTGGACAGGGAACACTGGCGAAGGTACTCGACCTGGACGACGCAGCTGTTAGCCGCATGAAGCGTCCATCAGGAAAGCAGCGTCACAGCTTCTTTCAGATGATGAGTCTGGCGCTGGCTTATCTGGATGTGGTGTCACCTGAATCAGAAATGGCGCAGAGGTTGTTGCGCATAGAGCAGCTACTTACCAAAGAAAAAGCCCCGAGCTGCGCGAACAGCTTCGAGGCCTGATGCGAAATGACTGGATCAATTCACAGGAGTAATAATACATGAAACCCGATAAACATGAAAGATTTGCCCGACTCAAAGAGCAGGCCAGAGAGCAGTTTTATCGCAGCATTTCTCAGCTTGGCGCCAGTAAGTTAAGCCAGTGCCTGAAAGAAGCAAAGACTCAGGAGAAGGGCAAATGAGCAACGTAGCGTATGCAACATTCGGGGCTGTTCAGCAGCCCGTGGAGCGTAGAGTGGCCGATACCGATGATGGATATACCCGCATCGCTAACGAGCTACTGGAATCAATTGCTAGCGCCGATTTAACCGCTCGCCAGCTAAAGGTTCTCCTGGCAGTAACACGGAAAACCTATGGCTTCGGTAAGAAAGTAGATCGCATTGCTGATGAGCAGATTGCCAGCATCACCGGGCTGTCACGGCAGAATGTCAACAAGGCGAAAAAAGAACTGCTTTCAATGAATTGCCTTCTCATGGAAGGGAGCAAAATCGGCATCAACAAGGAAGTCTCTGCATGGAATTTCAGTAAGAGTCTCCAGGTTAGCAACCTTGTCTCTAAACCAGAGACAAATAAAGTCTCTAAGTTAGAGACAAATGATGTCTCGAAACTAGAGACACACAAAAGAAACTCTTTAAAGAAAAAAGAAACCCCTATATCCCCAGAGGGGAATTTGTCGGTTGCTGAAGAAAAACTAAAGCGCCAGACAACCAGCAAATACCACTTCGACCGTGACCGCCTGAAAGACACATGGAACCGCAAAGCCGAAACCTTCGGCCTGCCGAAAATTCTCAGCATTAGCGCAACGACCGAGAAGGGCATCAAGCGCCTGTACGACTCCCACCTGAAGCACTGCAAAGAGACCGGGCGACCGACCCAGCAAATCGACACCTTCGTGAACGGCTACATCGAGTTTGGCTATCAGCCAACTGAGTGGGCCTGCGGTGCGAATCCTGGTGGAAAGCGTTACGGCATCGACACGGCGCTGACCCAGAAGAAAATCGACGAAATCATCAGCCAGGAGGCCTGAAATGGACAGTTTAGACTTCGAGCAGCAGCTGGTTGGCTCGATGATGGTCAAAGGCGACCACATCGACTGCCGGGACATCGCCGCAAAGCTTCCCGCAGAGGCATTCTCGAATCACCACCTCCGCCAGATTTACACGGTCATCTGCCGGTTCATCGATAAATGCGAACCCATTGACCCGTTCACCGTTGGCGCGGCCGTACCGGAAGACACTCGCGACCACGTTATGACCGTTGGCTTCAAGTGCAAGACGGCTGCAAACATCAAAGCCTGGGCAAAACTGGTTCGCCAGTGCTGGATGCTCCGCAAGGGCGCAGCAGACCTCACGAAGGCCGCTGAGATGCTGGCTAACGCCAACACGCAGAACATCAACGAGAGCATTGCCGAAGCAACCGGCATCATCTCAAAGCTTCAGTTTGAAACCACTGACCGGCTGCCCCGCCGCATTGGCGACATGCTGACGGATTACATGCAGGTGCTGGAAAAGCGCATGGAAGGGCAGGAGTCAGGCCTGTATCTGAAAACCGGTATCGAAGCGATGGATGAAGCCTATGGCGGGTTTGATCGCACCGACCTGATTGTCATCGCTGGCCGACCGGGCATGGGTAAGACAGAGCTGGCAATCAACATCGGTAACTCAATCGGCCGACAGAAGGGAAAAGGCCTGATGATTTCGATGGAGATGTCAGACATGCAGGTTGTTGAGCGTTTCGTGGCAGACCGTGGCGGCATCGCACTGGGCTCACTGCGTAACCCGCTGGACATGATTGATGAGCAATACACTCGCCTGACAAACGCCTCCGCACAGCTTCAGGAAGAAGACAACTACGTGCTGGATGAAACGCTTAGCGTTGACGAAATCATTGCCCATGCAGAGCGCATGAACATGGATGGCGGGCTTAGCTTCGTGTCGATCGACTACCTCGGCCTGATGAAGAAACCAAAGGCTGAACGTAACGACCTGGCGATTGCCGAAATCACCCGCAAGCTGAAGCAATTCTGCCTTCGCAACAAAGTCCCGGTCATCCTCCTGTCGCAGCTTAACCGCGGCGTTGAAGCCCGGGCAGATAAGCGACCAACGATGTCTGACCTGCGCGAATCAGGTGCCATTGAGCAGGATGCTGACGTGATTATCTTCCCGTACCGGGACGAGGTGTATCACGACAACAGCGACCTGAAGGGGATTGCGGAAATCATCGTCGGCAAGTACCGCTCCGGCCAGCCACAGACGTTTTATATGGGCTGGAAAAATGGTCACTTCATCAACATCGATCAGGCCAGTGTGGCGCAGCAGTATTCCGACAACAAAAACAAAGAGCAGCCGGCCAACGACTGGCGCTATGGAGGTCACCAATGAACAAGCTAACCGCTGAGAAATGCAGAGAGCAGATCGCAGAGTGGGAGCGCATGATGAGCGTATCCGATATCGCCGTCATGGTTGAGCGTCACCTTCAAGCCTACCGGATTGCGCTCCCCATACTGGAGCAGCAGGAGCAGGAGCGGGGGTGAGGGTGAGTGGATTGAGTGGGGTGGAAAAGGAAAGCCAGCAGAAGCCACTCCAAAAATGATTGAAGTTAAGCTCAGAGATGGAGATACGGCCATAGAGGTTGCAAGCCTGTGGCGGTGGTCGCATTACGGGGATGAAACCGACATCATCGCCTACCGCATCATCCCGGAGCAGCCCACCAATCAGAGCGGAGAGCAGTGATATGGGTATTTTTAAACGCAAGAAGACCGAACGTAAACCCTGCCCAACTTTCAATAAATACATGTTTGCCAAATCATTCTTTCATGGAGCGCGGAGTGGCGTGTCAATGGGCGTAATGGAAGGTCGACGCCAGGTCAGGAACTATATGAATGGTGCGTGGGATATCAATGATCCGGTATCAACTGCTAAATCTATCCTGCGTAACTGGGGTGCATTATGAAAAACAACGATGAGCTGGAATGGGAGCGCTTTGAGGCGCACATGCGAAACGACGCTGCGTTTATGGAGTTCTGGCTGGACCGAGATTCTGGCGGCAATTACTACTGGGACCAGACGCGATACGAGTGGCAAGGCTGGCTGGCCCGCAGCAAGCAGCAAGCAGCAAGCAGGAGGAAGCATGAACATTGAATTAAAGCCATGTCCGCTATGCGCATCTGCCGTTAAGTGGTGCGGAGAAAATGAGCCTGAGCCAGAAGATAAGCACCTGTGTCATCACATTCAATGTACTAACTCTGAGTGCCGGGCTGACTTTGATTTCATTCTGAGCGATGAGGAAATGCTTCCAGATGATACCAGCTGCATGACAGCTGAGGAGTGCCTGCTACCACTCCGTATTGAGTGCGCTAAGCGCTACAACAATCGCAGCAAAAAAGGGAGCCATCCATGAACAACGTAATCCCCTTAAAACGCTCTGAGCACGTCATATCAGACGCTGAACTGGATAAGCTGGCAAATGACCTTACTGTTATCGCCACGCGCTATGCAGGCTTTATGTCACTCCCTGCAGCTATCCGCAAAACCCTTAGCGACGCATTAAAGCGAGAGAAGCGCGATGGAGAAACAAACCTACATCCTGCGGGATAACCGAATACGACAAAACTGCCTAGAAGCTATCCAGCAGATATCAGCGAATAACCAAACCCCTCTCGTAGTAACCATCTCCGAACGAACCCGTTCCCTCGAACAAAACGCTCTCTTATGGGCTTGCCTGCATGACGTATCAGAGCAGGTTATCTGGCATGGGCGGAAGCTGGCACCGGAGAGCTGGAAACACCTGTTTAGCGCGAGCTTAAACGGACAGGAGGCGGTGCCGAATCTGGCGGGGAACGGCTTTGTAGTCCTCGGTAAATCAACAAGCAAAATGCGCGTCGGTGAGATGCGTGACCTCATAACTCTAATCCACAGCTTCGGCATTGAGCACGACGTCAGGTTTAGCGACGAGTCAGCGCGTGCAGCTGAGTGGGCTAACCGCTTCGGAAAATAACATGACCCCCTTTACTGAAATTGGCGCAGCTATCGAAGAGGCTGCGTGGCTTGCTCACGTCCATAACAAACCTCACTGCGTATACCAGCGCTTTGACGGGCTGATGGAAGTGACGCCAGAGAACCCCGATCGCAATCCCATGTACACAACCGGCTCGCCCGGCGTCGTTACCACCGAATACAGGAGTGCAGCATGATAAACACCTGGAGCCGCGAACATCTCGACATCCTCACCAGAGACTACGCAAATGCATCGACTGACTTACTGGCAATCATGTTCGATAAACCCCGCCAGCAGGTCACAAACAAAGCCCGTGAGCTGGGATTACGCAAAGCCCCCGAATATCTGGAGACGGTCAGGGCTGCAGCCGGAATGCAGAGCTGGAGGCATCATGCGTGAAACCTGGTTTACTCACCCCGACCCGATAGACACGAAAACAGCAGATGAGCTGATAGCCAGTTACAAATCACGAAATATACAGGCCAAAAGTGCCTCGCATTTGACCCGTGCTACTGGCTGGTTTCAGCGCTTTTACCCGAATTCCGGAACGAGCCAATACCGAGCAGGAAGTATAAAAACCCAATGTGGAGCTGAAAATGCAACTCAAGAAATTACGTATTGATGGGCAACCATGTACAGACTCAGATTTCAACGTCATCAAAGTTAGCCGTAAGCAGGCAGATGCTATTGCCAGAAAGCGAGAGAGGGATTTCAGGCGCCTTCATTGGGGGAGAAATGCGCATGGTTTTGTATTCGAAGCGGCTGAGCATTTTAACGTCACATTAGGCTTCGGGAGGTTAAAGAATGCGTGAACGCTGCTGCCGCTGTCACATAACACTCACCTCAGAAGACAAGTATCACTACGGGGCTAACTGTGAAGCCTGTAACACGGACTATCTCTATGAAGAACACGAACGGGGCCAGCAAATCAAATCAGCCTACTGGCGATGGAGAGCAATCTGCTTCTGCATGCGCTGGCTGTGGTGCTCTATTGCTGGATACCGAAGTCTACGCCTGTGGCTCATGCCTCGACCTGTGGCTACTGGTAGACCCAAACGGACTAATGGGAATGGACGATGATTAGCGCAATTCTATTACTGCTGGTTTGTACTGCCTGGTTATGGAGAGTTGAATGGGTGTACGAGGCTAGAGCAAAAATTATTTACGATGACTTCGAGAGGTACAAACGCCTGCCTTCTTTCCTTTCAATGGCTCTTCAGATATGGATCTGGGACATAAATAAATTCAGGGGGCGTCATGGCTAAAGGCACCAAGCCGCCGAAGCCGAAAAAATGCAAATGCTGTCCTGAAAAGTTTATCCCCCGCAATAGCCTCCAGACCGTCTGTTCTCCCAAATGTGCCATTCAACTCGCTAACCAGATGTCCGAGCGCAAGCAAAAGCGCCTGGAGAAGGAGCAGCGCGCCGCATGGAACAAACGCAAAGCCGATGTGAAGCCGTTAAGCCACTGGATGAACATGACCCAGCGGGCATTCAACGACTACATACGGGCGCGGGACGGGAATATCTGCATCAGCTGTGGCAGCACAACAGCAGTCAGCTATCACGCAGGGCATTACAGGACAACTGCAGCGGCTTCGCAGTTACGTTTCAACGATGACAATGTTCACAGCCAGTGTGAAGCATGCAACGTGCATCACTCCGGCGCGATTGGTCCTTACCGCATCAACCTCATCACCAAAATCGGCCTTCAGCGCGTTCTGGCGCTCGAATCAAACAACGAACCTCACCGATACACCAGAGAAGAGCTGGCAAGTCTGCGAGCCGTCTACCGAAAAAAATTGAGAGAGCTTAACCATGAAAGAGAATCAGCTATGTGTAAAGGAGCTGCGTAGGCTTCTTAATTACAACGCAGAAACGGGAATTTTCACCAGATTAATTCAACGCTCCAATATGAAAGTCGGATCTGTGGCGGGGTCTGTTTACCCTGATGGTTATGCATACATCATGATAAATCGAGAGAGATTTCTGGCTCACCGCCTTGCGTGGCTCTATATGACCGGCACTTTGCCGCAAATGGAAATTGACCATATCGATCGAGACCGCAGCAATAACGCGTGGGTTAACCTGCGTTCAGTATCCACTCAGCAGAATTCATTTAATCGCAGCATGCAGTCAAACAACAAAACTGGCTACAAAGGGGTTAGCTTCAGCAAGCGAGAGAATAAATTCAGAGCGGTAATCACACTCAATGGAAAGTTGCATCACCTTGGCTATTTCAGCACTGCTGAGGAGGCGAGTCATTGTTATCAAAAAGCATCCTTAAATTTTCATGGCGAGCATAGCTTCACCTCATCAAGTGCATTGGTTAAGCAGAGGGAAGCAGCATGACCGAATACCTCAGAGAGAAGTGGCTCCGTCTTCGCATCTACAAACGCAAAGGTGGATTCGCGGTTGATTATCAGATCATTCACAACATGGCGAAAATGATGGGAGTTAAACATGGGGCTTGAAGCGACAGTCAAATATCATTTCGCGAAGACGGCGAGTTTTGCCGGTATGCCACCTGCAACAGCCTCAGATGCTTTATCTGGCACTGACTATATGGCAGCCATGGGAATGACTCAGAGTCGCGCCCCACTGGGTTACAGTGCGTTTATGGGTAAGGTTGGAGTAAGCGATAACGACGCCCGACGCGCCGTATCGTTATTAACTGAATATGCTTTGAGTACCTGCGATAAGGTTGCCGCCTTACGCAAGCTAGACACAGATATTAAGCCAGCGGTTATGCAAACGCTCGCAACTTATGCCTACATGGATTATTGCCGCAGCGCTGCCAGCGTCAAGCCGTGCGAATGCTGCCAGGCGAAAGGCTTCATTGAGGCGGATGTGTTCACCATGAAGTCACCGCTATCAGGCGGATCATCCCGAAGCGTGAAAGAGGTTGTCCGCGTTATTTGCAAAGCCTGCAACGGGAAGGGCGTGGTGTCTTCTTCGTGTCGTGACTGTAACGGGCGAGGGCGGGCGGTTGATCGCAAACTCACTGAAGAGCAGGGCGTGCCGGTTTTGGGTGACTGTAAACGCTGTTGCGGTCGCGGTTATGAGCGCATTCCATCTACGGATGTTCATCGCACCATCGAAGGATTTACTGATGCGGTGTCGCTCGACACCTGGAAGAAGTCGGTCAAGCCGTTTTATGACAGCCTGATAGGCAAGATTGAGATGGAAGAATCATGGGCTAATGCCGCTCTGAATCAGGTTACTCGATAGCGCAATCGGAAATAGCTCATTATTTTATCGTGGGCTATTTACTTTTCCCGAAGCTGGGGATATGATTCCTAACAGTTGCAGTTGCGCGCTGTTGTTTGACGCGTTAACCTGAAAGAGTCAGTTCCATCGATTTGTGATAGTCAAAGCGCCCTGCGGCCTCACCAGCTGCGAGGGCGTTTTTTATTATCCGCTGCAGGGGATGAGCAATAAATTATCCCTTCCATGGGATAGGTGTTCCTAACAGTAGCGAAGTGGCGCTTAAGGCTTCAGACTTTCGGCGAACATCGTCAAAGCCTTCGTGACTACCGCTGATTGTGGCTGTCCCGTCTGCTCTGCAAGAGATTCCAGTAGCGCAATCGTGTCGGTGTGAAGCTTGATACCTTTCACCTTAACGCCGCGCTTCTCATCACTACGCTTTTGCCGATCGTCGTTAGTTGATTTCATAACGTCATCACTCTAAAATCTGGGGTGGGGTTGGAGGGGATTTCTCCCCTCCTCCTGACTGACTTAGTATGCTGGCAAGCTAATCACTAAGAGAACAATCAGGATGATGATTAACTTCATCATAACCCTTACCTCATGTTGGCCTCTGCTTCGGTAGAGGCCTTCCCGTTTCAGCGTCCTGCTGATGAAATACATTGTAGGTTAACCTACACTTTAGCGCAAGCAGTTTCTAAGCGTTTTAGCAGAAATATCAAATAATTATTAAGGCTCGCTACGGCGGGCCTTTTCTGTTTTCGCCCCTACCAATCACTGCGACCTCATGGATTTCCCTAAGTGGTAGCGGGCGACTTTTCTTCCAACAGCAATAGGCCGGTCTTACCGGGTTGCCGGAGACGGCTATGGCGATCACAGAATTACTCTTCTCAAAAGAAACACTTCTCGGTGTCGGTGGTGCGCTATCCGTTGGCCTCAATGGCTGGATGGCGTTCAGTCGCTACTGGATAAGCAGCAAGGCTATCAACGCTAACGATAAGCAGCAGGTAAACATGCTGCAGTTCCTTAGCGACCAGCTGCGAGAAGCAAAGATAGAAAACGGCTCTCTACGAGATGAGATTGAAGAGCGTGACGAGACAATTCGTCAGTACTGGAAAACCATCTCCGAAACGGACGCCCGATTAAAGATCATTGAAAGCTCCCAGATGTTTCTTGAGAAGCAGAATGAAGCTCTCAGGCAGCAGGTAAGCGAGCTGACCACATCAAATATGAACCTGGTGAAAGAAATCACGCAGCTTCGAACATCACTGAGGGTTCCGCGATGAGCATAAAGAATTCCTCCGGCGAAACCATTATCACCTGGCAGGTATTGCTAATCGTTATCAGTTCATCGCTTGGCATTTTCTTTGCTGGCGCGTTCTCCGGTTATTTCGTGGCATCCAAGGAATATTCACTCCGGGCCACGAAGCGCGATCAGGCAGTGAATGAGATTAAAAACAAAGTTGACCAGTTGCCCCAGCAGATTAACCGGGACATCAGAGAGGAAGAGAAGCGATGAGCCAGATTATCCCAATCCTCAATTTTGAGGAGGGCTACGTAGAAACGCCGTATCTCGACACACTGGGATTCCCGACTGTCGCCGGTGGCATCCGCATCGGGCCAAAAGGTGCATCGCTGAGTAATTACACGTTCAGTGTGCCTCGCAGTGTTGGCGACGTCTGGAAGGCGGTGATTGTTGACGCCAAAAAGATTGAGATGAACAAGCGCCAGAATATCGCTGCGGCGATGAAGCAATGTAATCCGGCAAGAGAGGACATTCTCATCTCTATGGCTTACCAGCTCGGCGTTAACGGTCTGGCTGAATTCAAAAAGGCACTCATCTTCATCTCCAATGGCGACTTCACCAGTGGCGCTAACGAGATGTTGAACAGCCTTTGGGCCCGCCAGACTCCTGGCAGAGCCCGCCGTCACGCAGAAGTAATGCGTACTGGCTCATACGACATCTACAAGGGGAAGATATGAACGTTATCGCCTTCCTCGCCGTGGTTATCGTTGTGATTGCCGTGGTGCTACTGGTGCGCAAGTACAGCTCAGTTGAGTTCGTTGCTCATGCCCGGTTGCTGTTTCGTGCCTGGTCAGTCTGGCTTACGGGTGCCGGTACATTGCTGGGTGTTTACCTCGCCTCTGCACCTGATGCGATTATCTCCGCCTGGAACATGCTACCGCCTGACCTCAAAGCAATGCTGCCGGTAAACATCGCTCAGTACGTGAGTTACTTCATCGTGGCACTGGGTGTGATTGCTCAGTTCATAAGGCAGCGCAGCCTGGCGGATAAGAAGCAACATATGGACGCGCAGCCATGAGCCTGATTGCAAACTGGTGGACAGAGATACTCGCCGGGCTGGCAATCATCGCCGCTTTTGTCAGCGCCTATTTCGGTGGCAAGAAAATTGGTTCAACTCAGACGCAGGCTAAAGCTGATGTGGCAGCCGCGCAGGTGAAATCGAAACAGGTAGCCGAAGTGGCTAAGCAGCAGTCAGAGAATACGGAGAAAGCGAATGAAGTCAGGCAAAGTAATGCTGCTCTTAGTGATGACGATCAGCGCGACAAGCTGCGTAAGTCACCGTTCAACTCCGACGACTGAAGCGCCCACCAGGACCATTGATTCCCTCTGTACTCTCGATAGCCCAATCAGAACCCACGGTAAAGACGCTGACGTGATGGATATCCGCACGGTGCGAGCCATTAACGATCACAATGACCTATGGGTGAAGTTGTGCGGAGATAAGCAGTAAGGCATTACAGAAGCCATTCACCGAGTGGCTTTGATAATGCTTAACAAGCCTGTGGAGGACTCCATGGCACAGCGAGTAATGACTACAGGTGGTTATCCGGTAAAGCTGCCAGATGCAGATGAGATAGCCAGTGACATTACCGGCGACGTAATGAGTCGCGAAATCAGCATCAACCAATTAACCGGCATGAGTAGCGCAGTAAGTGACGTGATTCATGCCAAGTCACCAAAAGACATCCGCGACGCCGCAGGCATTCAGGAATCACAGATTGCCGTGAAGGGTGATGCCGGTCCCACTGGTCCTTCTGCTTATGAGCAGGCAGTTAGTGACGGACTGTTTGAGGGAACCTTTGAAGATTTCCTTTCCTCACTGAAAGGTGACAAAGGCGATCAGGGTGATGCCGGAGAGACTGGCCCCCAGGGCGCTCCGGGCGCTCCGGGCGATCAAGGTCTGCAAGGTGAGAAGGGCGAAGCTGGCGCGCAAGGCATGAAAGGCGATGTGGGTGAAAAAGGCGAAAAGGGAGATACAGGCCCAGCCGGACCCGCCGGAGAAAAAGGATTAAAGGGTGACACTGGTTTAACGGGTGCTTCCGGACAGAAGGGCGATAAAGGTGATGCGGGTATTCAGGGTCCAAAAGGAGACACTGGACTAACCGGGCCTGCTGGCCCTAAAGGGGATTCTGGTGCAAAAGGTGAAGCCGGAGCAATCGGACCTCAGGGACCAAAAGGAGATGCCGGAGTTAAGGGTGATACAGGTGCTCAGGGTGTTAAAGGCGACACCGGAGCGACGGGCCCAAAAGGTGATACTGGTCCGCAAGGTCCGCAGGGTGTTCCTGGTGCAAACGCAACTCCCACCCTATTTGAAACCGTCGAATCAAAAGTAGTCACTGCCGGAACAAAGGTAGCCATCAAGTTCACCAAAGCATTCACCGCTCCACCGATTGTGCAGCCATCCCCTATATGGAATGGAACACAGATGATTATCGGACAGGCGTCAGAGATAACCACCACGGGCTGCAACGTAACGGTAATGCAGTCGCGAGGCACCTTACTTCTGACAACTGGCCCATTCGAGAATGCCGCAGCTAATACCGCGTTCCGCATGTTCGTGATTGGAAATTAAGAGATACATACATGGCAAAGCTCACCGACAAACAAGAGCTGTTTGCCCGTGAGTACCTGAAAGACCTCAATGCCACTCAGGCAGCTATCAGGGCGGGCTACAGTGTTAAATCCGCCCAAGAGCAGGCCAGTCGCCTGTTATCAAATGTCATGGTTCAATCTCGCATCTCTGGGCTGAAGGCTGACAGGAATGAAGAGGTTGGCATTGATGCCGCTTATGTGCTCCGCCGCCTGGTAGAGATAGACCAGATGGACGTGCTCGACATCCTGCTACCCAACGGTGAACTCAAGCCAATTAAAGAATGGCCGAAGACATGGCGCACAACCCTGTCGGGAATGGACGTCACTGAGATGGCTGGCGATGACCCTGGCTTCCTGAAAAAGATTAAGTGGCCAGACAAGGTGAAGAACCTTGAGCTCCTCGGTAAGCACGTAACAGTCCAAGCCTTCAAAGAGAACGTGAAGACAGAGCAATCAGGAACGGTGCAGGTGGTGAACTACACCCCGGCAGATTACGCAGCAGCACAATCGCAGCTGGAGGAGAAACTAGACGGGCTGGACTGATATGACAAAAGTTATCGAATGGGATGATATGTCATTCCCCGAGCGTGTCGCTATCAAAACCAAATCGACTAAATCGTTTCTCAACTTTACCCGGCTATGGTTTGAAATGGTGCAGGGTGACCGGTTGCTGGTTAACTGGCATCACCGCCTGATGGCTTCAAAGATTGATGACCTGATCGCCGGTCGATTACAGCCTCGCAACCTGATCATCAACATCCCACCAGGTGGAACAAAGACAGAGTTCTTCTCCATCCACTTTCCAGCCTACGTTAATGCACTGGTTCAGGAAGGCAGACTTAAACGCTTTCGTAACCTGAACATCTCATTTGCTGACACGCTGGTTAAGCGTAACTCACGCCGTACCCGCGACATCATCGCCAGCAAAGAGTATCAGGAGTTGTGGCCGTGTGGCTTCGGCGTCAATCAGGCTGAAGAGTGGGAAATCATCGATACCCGTGGTCGCTCAACCGGCCAGACGGTATCGCGCTCAAGCAACGGACAGATTACCGGTGGTCGTGGTGGTTACTACGGCCCTGACTTCTCCGGCATGGTCATGCTCGACGACTATAACAAGCCGGTCGATATGCTTAGCGAGTCACGCAGAAACAGCGCCAACACGCTTCTGGTTAACACCATACGCTCACGCCGTGGTGATAAGTCGAAAGACCACCCAACGCCATTTGTGAGCATCCAGCAGCGCCTCCATACGGATGACGCAACAGGCTTCATGCTCTCAGGCGGAATGGGCGTCAGCTTCCATCACGTGGCCATCCCGGCAATGATTGATGAGAAGTACATTCAGTCGCTTGCTGAGCCGTGGCGCTCCCTGTGCTGGGAGACGGTTAAAGACACCGACTCTGTTGAGGTATCAGGCACCAGGTACTGGTCGTACTGGCCTCAGATGGAAGATGTGAACGACCTCCTGCAGTTATGGGAGAAAGACCGTTACACCTTCCTGTCTCAGTATCAGCAGAACCCGATGGCGCTTACTGGCGGCATCATTGATACCGACTGGTTCCAGACCTACACCACACTACCAAAACTTCAGTACCGCGCTGTATATGTCGATACGAACAGCGGCAAGGTAGAGGACTGGCTTGATTACACCGTATTTACGCTGGTTGGCATTGGCGTTGATGGCAATCTCTACATCATCGATGTGGTGCGTGGGCGCTGGGACCCTGAAGACCTGCTGAAGAAGGCAGAAGAGCTTTGGGTTAAATGGAGTGCAGTCGGTTCATTGCGAACAATGCCGATGCGTTATGCGGCCATTGAAGAGAAGCAGGCCGGGCAGGGTCTGATTACCACCCTGAAGAAGCGCAGTGCTACACCCGGTCAGTTGAGCATCCCGGTTAAAGAAATCCCCCGCGGTGCCGGACAGAACAAACTGGTCCGGTGCCTGAACGTTATCCCTCAGATTAAAACCGGCAAGGTATTTGTCCCCGCAACGCACAATCATGATGGCGCGGCGATCATGCACGTCTATTACGAAGACGGCACGGTGGCTGGCACGACATCGTGGGTGCTGACGGCTATGACTGAATGCGCGGCGTTCTCTGCTGATGACAGCCATGACAATGACGACATTCTCGATACATGGATGGATGCCATTGACGACAACCTGATTTCAGGTCGCGCACCTATGGCTATCGACCCGAATCAACTCAGGAGAATTTGATGTGGTGGTTTAAGAAAAAAGAAATCGCCGCGCCTGAGCCGGTGAAAGAGTCTGAAAAGGTTCAGATGAAGATTAACCCCGAAGCAGTCGCCTCAGTACAGCCCAAGCCTCAGCGTGAATTCCAGCGATACGAGCCACCCAAAGGCGTTATCCCTGCATCGGTTGAGAGAGCCATCCTTGCGATGGACTCCACCGATTATGGCGCGCTCAATGATGCGTACGGCATGGGTTACGGCACGCTGGATTCATTCCCCGGCTACCCCTATCTGGCAGCGATGGCGCAGAAGCCTGAATACCGCAAGATGGTAGGCACCATTGCTGAGGAAATGACGCGCAAGTGGATAAAGCTCCGCACGGTTGGTGATGACGACAAGTCAGAGCGCGTGAAGGCCATCACTGATGCACTGGAGCGATTCCATGTGCGTGATAAGTTCAGAGAGGCTGCAGAGCACGATGGTTACTTTGGCGGTGGGCAGATTTATATCGACGTCCTGTCACCAAAAAACGTATCGGCCTGGACGGATGATAATGAGCTGAAGCAGAAGCTTTTCATTTCTGACAAGAAAATCCCGAAAGGCAGCCTCAAAGGGTTGCAGGTGATTGAGCCCGTATGGACATACCCCGGCGTATATAACGCGCAGAACCCGTTAAGCCCTGACTTCTACAAGCCGACCGAATGGTTTGTGATGGGTAAGACGGTACACGCCAGCCGCATGATCGACTTCGTATCACGTCAGGTGCCAGACCTGCTGAAAGCCTCGTATAACTTCCGCGGGCTGTCACTGGTGCAGATGGCAGAGCCATACGTGAACAACTGGCTGCGCACGCGTGACAGCGTTAGTGACATGATTCACTCGTTCAGTATCCCGGTCATCGGGACGAATATGAGTACTGTCCTGCAGGGTGGTGGCGCTGATTCAGTACTGGCCCGCCTCGACCTGTTTAACCGCTGCAGGGATAACCGCGGTGCTTTTGCGAAAGACAACGACACAACGAGCCCGGAGACGGTTGAGTTCGTCAATGCTCCATTGTCTGGCCTCGACACATTACAGGCTCAGTCACAGGAGCACATGGCGGCAGTGTCCGGCATCCCGCTGGTTAAGTTGCTGGGTATTACACCGAATGGCCTGAATGCTTCATCAGACGGCGAGATTCGCGTTTTCTACGATTACATCCACTCGTTACAGCAGGCAATGTTCAAAGAGCCTCTGAAGCGCGTTCTGGAAGTTATTCAGCTATCAGAGTTCGGCGACATCGACCCCGAAATATATTTCGAGTTTGAGCCGCTGTACGAGATGAGCGCGAAAGAGCGTGCAGATATCCGTCTGGTGGATGCGCAGACTGATGCGGTGTACGTCAATCAGGTGCAGGCGCTTTCATCTAATGACATCCGCCAGAAGATTGCTGATGACCCTGACAGCCCATATCACTCACTGGACTTAAGCGATGACCTCGAAATCGAAGAAGAAGACCTCGATGACGACGAGGAAGGCGACGGTAAAGACGATCCGCCCGACAAGGCCTAACGCCGGTGTTGAAGCCTGGTACCGAAAGAAGCTGGATTCACTCATTACCGAAATGAACGACTCGGTAGTGTACTGGCTGAAAGCGAACTACCGGGCATCCGGCGCCATGGCAATGGACGCATCGCCCGCAGTGTTCATGCGTGACGCGATGAAGAAGTTAGCCAGGCAATGGCAGAAGCGTTTCGACGATGTGGCCGCAAAGTTGGCTGACCGGTTCGCAGGGCAGGCACAGAAGAACTCTGACGTGTCGCTCTATAACGCACTGGAGACGGCAGGATTTACAGTCCCGTTCAAGATGACGCCAGCGATGAATAACGCGTTGCAGGCGACCATCACGGAAAACGTGAACCTGATTACCAGCATCCCTGAGCAGTACCTTACGCAGGTTCAAACGCTGGTAATGCAGTCGGTCAGTCGTGGGCGTGACCTTTCGACGCTGACTGATGAGCTGCAAAAGCGATATGGCATCACCCGCCGCCGTGCAGCGCTCATCGCACGCGACCAGAACAACAAAGCTACCGCAGTTATGCAGACGGCAAGACAACAGTCTCTCGGCATAACTGAGGGAATCTGGCGACACTCTCACGCAGGTAAAGAGCCGCGGCAATCACATGTGAAAGCTGACGGTGAGAAGTTCGACCTGTCGAAAGGGCTTTATCTGGATGGCAAGTGGACTCTCCCGGGTGAGGAGATTAACTGCCGCTGCACGTGGTCACCAGTCATACCGGGGCTGAATTGATTAGTGTATGATTTTGGGGTTGGGCGTAAAAAGCAGAGTCTAATGCCTGCCAATGTAAACTTATAAATAAGGCGAGGTGATTACTTGAGCATAAGATTCAATCAAGAAGTCACTGTAGGTGATAAGGTTATTTATTATCCTTGCTCATGCCCGATTTGCAGATGGATCTCCCGGTGGCGACCTGTAAATACCTTATCACCCGCATTTAGAACTGATGATGGTGTTGTTTTGGTTAAAATTAATCGTGCCCCATACATAGTAAATGTCAGGCAGTTGAGAGTATTGAAAAAATAGAAGGTCGCTTAGGCGGCCTTTTTTATTGCCCGCAATCCGAGAAAACATATGACTATCGAACGGTTAGCGTTTGACCGCGCATCCGTGCGCTCATTCGATGGTAACGGCAGGCTTCAGGTCACCAAGAGCAACATCAGCAAGGCGAACGTCTGCCCCTACTATGGGCGCGAGATTCCGAATGCTGAGGCGCTGGGTTTAGAGCCGGATAAGATTTACCGGCTCTGGCGACACCCTGAAGAACTGAAGAAAGCCGCACCAACATTCAACAACATTCCTGTTCTCTGCATCCATACCCCTGACTTCCCCGGTGACCCGCCTCGCGAATATCGCGTAGGTACGACTCACTCTGGTTGCGATTTCGATGGCACCTATCTCTGTAACGGCCTGTCCGTCTGGGATAACTCAGCCATCGCGGGTATTGAGACTGAAGAGCAGAAAGAACTGTCATCGTCGTATCAGTACGTCGCTGACATGAGTCCCGGCGAGACACCAGACGGCGAAGCATTTGATGGCGTCATGCGTGACATCGTCGGGAACCACGTTGCACTGGTCGAAACCGGCCGCGCAGGTAGCGACGTACTGGTCGCTGATTCACTCCCACTGGAGCTTAAATACATGAAGTTAGACCGCAAAGGCGTTGCCGCACGTGCCGCGCTGGGAGCGTTTCTGAAGCCGCGTCTGGCTCAGGATGCTGCACCCAAAGACCTCACCGCCATCCTGAATGCGAACAAATCACCAAAGACGATCGCACAGGCCATTATCGCAAAATACAAAACCAAACTGGCTGCCGACATGGAGCTGGAGCCGGAAGAGCTGGTTGAGATCATCGAAGCATCTGCTGACGGGATTGAGCCGGAAGAAGAGCCGAAGGTGGCTGGCGATGACGACAACGAGTCGATCATTTCTCTGCTGCGTGAAGCTGGCGTGTCGGAAGAAGTGATCGCCAAAATTGCCGCTGCCCTGTCGCCTGCCGTCGCTGAAGATGAAGACAAAGACGACGACAAAAAAGACGAGAAAGACAAGGTATCCAAAACCGCCATGGACTCCGCTATCCGCCTGGCCGCTGACAGTGCCACGAAGACCGCCGCTGAGAACTTCCGCCGTGTACGTGAAGCTGAGCAGGCTGTTCGCCCGCTGATTGGTGATGTGGTTGCTATGGACTCCGCTGAGGACGTTTACCGCACCGCGCTTGAGCAGGCTGAAGTGGATATCACTGGCGTGCATCCATCGGCATTCCCTTCACTGGTGCGCATGGCAATCCAGCAGAAAGAAAATTCACGTCCTGTTATCGCTCAGGACTCCGCATCAATCAGTGAGTTTGAGAAAGATTTCCCTACCGCTGGCAAGCTGAAACGAGGTTTCTAACATGGCAGGTTTTCAGAGTGTAATTAACCAATATCCAGCACCGGGTGTTGAGGGTGGCTTTGCCAGCACCAACGAGCACGCGACCTATCTGGCAGGTGAAGCAGCGCTGGTTGCGGGCACCAATGGCCTCACTATCGGCCGCTTTGCGTGGGACGTTAACGGCGTCGCATCAAACGCTGGCACCGGCGCACCTGCTGGCTTCGTTCACCGTGACGGTCAGGCAGTGATTACTACCTGGCTGGGCACGGACTCAAACGTTATCCAGTCTGGCCGCGAAGTAACCCTGATGGTTGCTGGTGACTTCTGGGCGCGTACATCAACTGCCGCCACGCGTGGACAGAAAATCTTCGCATCACTGACCACTGGTCAGGTTCAGACTGGCGCAGCGGGCGCAACGATCGCCGGTTATGTCGAAACCCCATTCAAAGCCGGTAGCGTCGCAGCAGCAGGCGAACTGGTCAAAATCAGCACCTGGAGCAATTAATGAATAAGTTTCAACAGCACTACTCCGCGGCAAGCGGCAAGTACGGCATCGTGCTGCCGGGCGCGAAAGAATATCTGAAGCCAGAGTTCGCGGAAAACTTCGCGCTGGCCATGGATGCTCAGCCAACCATGGTTACCACCGGTAGCTCAGGCATTCCGGCTTACTTCACCAACTACGTTGACCCTGAGCTGATCCGCGTTCTGGTGACGCCAATGAAAGCCGCTGAAATCATCGGCGAAGTGAAAAAAGGTGACTGGACCACGCTTACTGCGCAATTCCCAATCGTGGAATCTGCAGGTGAAACCAGCTCCTATGGTGACTACAACCACAACGGCATGACCGCGGCTAACGTCAACTGGGTGGCGCGCCAATCCTACCACTACCAGACCCACACCCGCTGGGGTGAGCGCGAGCTGGATATGTACGGCGCTGCGCGTATCGGTTATGCAGCCGAGCTGAACGTAGCTTCTGCGCTGGTGCTGAACAAGTTCCAGAACAAGTCTTACTTCTACGGCATCGCTGGCCTGCAGAACTATGGCCTGCTAAATGACCCGTCTCTGCCAGCGTCAATCACGCCAAGTGCAACTGGCACTGGTAGTGCGCTGACCTGGTCAACCAAAGACGGACAGGCGGTCTATGACGACATCCTGAAGCTGTTCGGTCAGTTGGTATCGCAGACTAAAGGCCTGCTGGATATGAGCACGCCGATGACGCTTGCGATGTCTCCGGCTATGTCTGTGAACCTGGCTAAGACGAACATGTACAACGTGAACGTCTCTGACCTGCTGAAGAAAAACTTCCCGAATCTGAAGATTGAGACTGCTATTGAGTACTCAACTCCGGCCGGTGAAATGGTTCAGCTGATTGCAGATCGCCTGGGTGAGCAGGACACCGCTTACGCCGCATTCACTGAGAAGATGCGTGCGCATGCAGTGGTGACCGAAGAGTCATCATGGAAGCAGAAAAAATCTGGTGGAACCTGGGGTGCAATCATCCGTCAACCGCTGGCAATCGCCACTATGTTGGGAGTGTAAGAAATGGCTGAAGTCGTAACTGTAGGTTGTAAGCTGCCGAATGGCCTGGTGATTGATGTTGATGGCGCGCAACCGGTCGTGCTGGCTGGTGCTAATGCATCTAACGTCATTGGCGGCTACGGCCTGACCGAAAACGTCGATAAAGCGGTGTTTGATAAATGGCTGGAGCAGCACAAAGACCAGCCATACGTCAAAAACGAACTGGTGTTCGCCCAGGCTAAAACCAATAGCGCCGAGTCGAAAGCCAAAGATAACGCTGACGTTAAGTCAGGTCTCGAAGGCCTGCCTCAGGACAACCCATCTCCGGGCGTCACCAAAGCAGACGGTAAATAATCATGGCAGTCGTTGTCTTTGATGTGGACGCGTTCAGGGCGCGTTATCCCGAGTTCAGCTCGGTGAGTGATGACCTGCTGAAAGCGTATTTCGTTGAGGCAACGGTCTACCTGAATAACACCGATACAAGCCCGGTCACTGATGTGAATCAGCGGGCTGTATTCCTGAATATGCTGGTTGCTCACCTTGCTGCGATGAATAGCGGCGTAGGCGGGCAGGCATCAAGCGGGTTAGTTGGGCGGGTAACGAGCGCGTCGGAAGGTTCGGTCTCTGTGTCGGTAGATGCCGGGCCGTCCAGCTCAGCATCATGGTGGTATCTGCAAACGCCATATGGTGCGGCTTACTGGCAGGCCACGCTGCCATTCCGGACGATTCGTTACCTGCCTGGTGGGTCACCATCGATGTACCCCTATCACTACAACCGCAGAGGCTCATACCGGAGGTAGCGATGAGTTCATTTTCAGGTGGTGACGCGCTGGAGAAGAAGTTGGCTGAGCTGGCGCTAAGCCTCGGTGATGCCAAAACTCTCCGTGTCGGGTTCCTTGAGGGAGCGACATACCCTGATGGTGAGTCGGTTCCGATGGTGGCAGCAGCGAATGAGTTTGGCGACCCGGGCATGAACCGGCCACCCCGACCATTCTTCCGCCGCATGATTGAAGATAAGTCACCTCAATGGGGTGATGACATAGGAAAGATTGCGGTTGCTACCAACTATGATGCCGCCACTCTTTTCTCTCTGATGGGTGAACGCATTAAAGATCAGCTGCAGGAATCAATTCGTGAATTTACGGACCCTGCGCTGGCACCCTCTACGATCGCCAGAAAAGGATTCGAAAAGCCTCTTATCGAAACCTCTCACATGCTCAACTCTGTCGACTATGACGTTAAGGACGGCGTATGAATCTCCATGGCATTGTGCGCCGGGCCATCACCGTTGTTAACCCGGACGTACCGGGCTTGATGATGGTAAGCCTTGGCACATATACGACAGATGCGGCAGGCCATCGTGTGCCTGCTTACGCAGAACAGAGCGTGACTGTGCAGCTTCAGCCGCTGGCCTATACCGACCTGATGAAGCTCGACGGGCTAAACCTGCAGGGCATCAAAAAGAAGGCCTACGTTAACGGTAACTTTGAAGGCGTCAACCGACCCAAGCAAAAGGGCGGCGACAAACTCATCATTAACGGCGAGACCTGGCTGATTACGCAACCACTGGAAGAGTGGCCTGACTGGTGCTCCTTCGCTGTCACGCTGCAGGTATCCACATGAGCGTGACCATAAGCATTACACAGGATGATCTGACAGCCGCCTTGCGCGGTTTTTTATTGTCCTTGATAGATGCAGAAGTTTTTCTTTCTCAGGAAAACAACACGCCAATGCCGATCGGTGATTTCGTCACCATGACGCCAATGTTTATCACCGGCCTGTCAACAAACCGCGTCGGATACAACGACCCGGGCGTCGGCCAGGGTAGTGAGCTAACCCAGCGCAGTAACCAATGGCGATGTCAGTTGGATTTCTACGGCAAATCAGCGCAGGAAATGGCCGCCATAGTCGGCACCATGATCCGCTCTGAATACTCCGCTAACTGGTTTCGCCAGAACAACATGCCGGTCACCCCGCTTTACGCGGGAGAGCCGCACCAGACAACGATGATTAATGCCGAACAGCAGTATGAAAGCCGCTGGACGCTCGACTTCATCGCGCAATTTAACGCAGTCGTTACGACGCCCCTGTATTTCTTCGACGAAATTAACGTCACGGCGATTGCAGCAGACCTGAAATACCCACCGGAGAATGCTTAAATGCCAATCCCTTTAAGTAAAGATATTTCCATCATCCCCGGCGTGCTCTCTGCCGGTGGTACAGCACTCTACCTGAACGGGTTGGCGCTTACTGATAGCGAGTATGCCCCTGTTGGCGGTGTTACGGCGTTTACAAGTCCGGATGATGTGCGTAGTTATTTTGGCTCAACATCCGACGAGTATGCATTCGCCCGCATTTACTTTAACGGTTATGTGAACTCGACAAAAAAGCCGGGCGCTCTGCTACTTGCCCGATATAACACTGAAACCGTCTCAGCATTTCTGCGCTCTGGAACGATGGCGAAAGTTACCATTGACCAGCTTAAGTTAATGAGCGGCATCCTGACGCTGACAGTAGATGGCACGGTAAAAACCTCCACCAATATCGATCTCAGCGGCGCGAATAGCTTTGCGGCAGCCGCAGACCTGATTGAATCAGCGATTGGCAATTCAGTAGTCGTAACCTTCGACACCACGCAGAAAGCCTTCATTATCACTTCTGCAACGACAGGCGAAGGCAGCACAATTACCTATGCCACAGGCTCTATTTCGAACGCACTGAAATTTACCTCAGCAACAGGCGCTGTTATCTCACAGGGTGCGGAGCCGGCGATTGCTGCGGATGCAATTGCGGCCATTAAAGCCAAGTCTCAGAACTGGGCGCTCTTCACGACTATCTTTGCGGCCGATGAAGCAACGCATCTCGATCTATCTGCATGGGTTAGCGATCAGAACTACCGCTATGGCTATGTGCCACATGACGACTCTGAAGCTGCGACCGTCAGTGGAAGCATTGACTGCCTAGCATACAAAATCATCACAGCGAATAGCTATGCCAGCGTGATTCCGGTGTATGGCAATCACCTCGACGCGGCGGCCGTGCTTGGCTACTCAGCATCTCTGGACTTTGATCGACTTGAAGGTCGGGTCACTCTGAAATATCGCGAGACTGATGGGTTGGCTGCCAAGGTCGATGACTCAACAACTTACGATGCGCTAATCGCCAACGGATACAACTTCTACGGCGATTACGGCGAGAACAATATCTCAGAAAACTACTGGGCTGACGGCACCGTATCTGGATCATTCAAGTGGGTAGATAGCTTCTGCTTCGAAATCTGGCTGAATGCTGCTTTGTTAGGTGCCGCTATCCAGACAATGAAATCGAATCGCTCATTCCCGTATAACGCGCGAGGCAAGGCAATCATCGAGGCAGGCTTTGCTGACACGTTTGCTCAGGGCGTGGCTTTTGGCGGTATTCGTTCTGGCGTAACGCTGTCCTCTTCCCAGATTTCAGAAATCAACAACGCTGTCGGCGCTGACATCTCATCCTCATTGAATGCCAAAGGCTACTACCTGAATATCGGCGACGCTACACCGGCCGTTAGGGCGGAACGTGGCTCTCCACCAATGCAGCTCTGGTATTGCGACGGCGGCAGCGTGCAGAAAATTTCATTACCTTCGACGATGGTCCAGTAAGGAGCCGAATAAATGGCCGGAAATAACACGATCACCAGTGCTGACGCTATATTTTCGCTCACTGTGACAAATCTTTATCCAACAGCGCAGGTGCTGGAAGGTTACGCCGCCGACGCAATGTTTGCTTTCGGTGACACAGAGATGGCAAACACCGTCCGTGGTGCTGACGGGAAGCTCTCTGCTGGCTTCGTCTTTGGCGAATACCTTCAGACGATTACCGTCATGCCAGATAGCCCAAGCTGGCAGATCTTCGAGACGTGGATGCTCACATCTCTTACTGCTAAAGCAGTGTTCCGCTGCAACGCTACGGTAATCCTTCCATCTACCGGTCGTAAGTACACCTTAACTAATGGTGTCCTGCAGCGCACCAAAGCCATGCCAGATGCTCAGCGAGTGCTTGCAGCGGGCACCTTCCAGATCAGTTGGGAATCGGTAACACCTGAAGCTTACAATCCATAAGGCATAACATGGCACGCAAAGAACTCTTCTACACAGAAACTAAAGGCCGCGATGCTGGCAAAGTTTTCTACATCCGCGAAATGTCAGCCACTCAGGCTGAATGGTGGGCCATCCGCGCAGGCATGGCGATGGCTCGCAGCGGCGTCGATTTGCCGGATAACTTCGCGGATATGGGTATTGCTGCAATGGCTGGAACCGGCCTGAAAATGGTCTCGCAGATTCCGCCGGCAGAAGCCAAGCCATTGCTCGATGAGCTGATGGAGTGCGTTCAATGCGTGCCAGATGCTTCAAACCAGAACATTAAGCGCCGCCTCATCGATGATGATATCGAGGAGATTGCAACCCGCCTGAAATTGAGGGCGGAGGTGTTCAAACTGCACGTGGATTTTTTTCAGGCCGCCGCCCAATAGATATCCCACCAATGATGCATGAGCAGGTCCACGGGCTTGCTGAATACGTCAACGTCCCCAAGACCATAGCTACCGTCCTCTCTTCTGGTAAGTGCTCTCTCACTGAGCTGAGCACGACGCTTGGCGTTGAGGATTTATGGTGGTGGCTGGAAATCATTACGGTAGACAACTACAACCGGATGGTCGTCAATAAATCGCAGGAGTCTAACTGATGCCAACAATCATTGACGCGCTGGTTGTCACGCTGGGCCTCGACGCGAGCGGTTTTAATAAGGGTCAGAAGGAAGTTAAAGGTGGCTTGGACGACACCAGAAAGCAGTCGGAGCAGGTTGCTAAAGACATGGAGGCCGCAGGTAAAAGAGCGGCCTCTTTCTTTGGCTCAATCCGCACAGAGTTGCTGGCGCTGGTTGGTGTGACATTGTCGGCGCAAGGGTTCAAAGCCTTCGTGACGGGAATGACAAATGACCTGATGCGCCTTGGCATTCAGTCAAGTTCGCTGGATATTTCCGCTAAATCTCTTGATGGCTGGGAGCGGGCTGCAAGTGCGGCCGGATCCAGTGCCGAGCGCATTACCGGGACTCTGAGTAACTTTCAGGACGTGTTGACACAAATCAGAACGGGCGGCGGGCAGGATAACCCCCTGTTTGCTGCTCTGTCCTCATTTGCAGGCGCTACTGGTGCCAACTTCGATTATCAGAACGATAACTCCGAAGAGGTGATGCGCAAGATTGCCGATAACTGGAACAAGCTGAATAAAGATGCCAAGCGTAGGTTTGGCGGCATGTTCGGCTTTGACAACGCAACGCAGAATAGCTTATCAGACGGTAGTCTTGTTCGTGATGCTGACGGGTTCGCCAAAATATCCCGCGCTACTGATGAAGCCACCAAAAAGGCCCTTGATTTCAATCGTCGCCTGGCGGAGATGAAGCAAAACTTCTCTGCGGCATCTCAGGTGCTGTACACCGCACTAATACCGTACGTTGAAAAGCTGATCCCGCTGATTGAGCGTGTCGGTATCTGGGTAGCAACGCACGGGCCTGAAATAAGTAAATCTCTTCAGGATATCGCCACACAGATAAACGATATTGTCGGTGCTGTGGGAGGCTGGGAGAACGTGCTGCAGGCACTGCTGATATTCGTAGGGGGCAAGTGGCTTCTTGGAATTACCTCGGCACTCGGAGGTGTCAGGGCGGCTATGGTGGCTATCTCTCGCGTAAGCATGATCGCGGGTCTGATTGAGCTTCAGAAATACGCTGCAATCCTCGAAAAAAAGTATGCCTGGCTGATCAATAACCCGGTATCGAATGCCCTCAACAGCGGGATGGGTGCTGATAAAACGGCTGAGTGGGGATTGCAGTTCCGTACATGGCTGAAAGATAAAACCGGTATCAACCTGCTACATGGTGATGAGCCTGGGGCTGATAACGGAAAGGCTGATAAGCCAACTGACAACACCTCTCCAAGGGGTATCCGCAACAACAATCCCGGCAACCTGAACTTTGCTGGACAGGCGGGCGCAACCAAAGAAGGCGGAGAGAATGGCCGGTTTGCTGTTTTCGAAAGCATGCGGGATGGAATCTCTGCTCTCTACAGGCAAATCCAGTTGTACTTCAGCCGTGGTGTAAACACCATTGAGTCTGTAGTGAACAAGTATGCTCCTGCAGACGATAACAACAATGTTCAGGCATATATCAAGCAACTGGTCGGCGCTACCGGCAAGCAGGCGGATGAGAAGCTGTCAGGCGAAGATACTGAGACCGTATTTAAGCTGATCCGCGGCATCATCAATCATGAGAACGGCAAAGGCTACGTATCCGACCAGGACATTCTCAGCGGTATTCAGGTTGGCTCGACGGCAACAGCAATGCGCCAGCAGACCATGCAGCAACAGCCCTCAGCTAAAACCGAGATTCACATTGGCGAGATGAACATGCAGAGCAATGCAACCTCTGTTAATGCCCTCGGTCAGGATGTGCAGCGCAACGTCAGCCGCAACAGTCTGCTGGTTCCATCTATGTCAGGGCAGGGCTGATTATGAATTTCTCTCTGAACGAAACGACGCTACTCAATGCCGTGCAGGGTGGCGGCATCTTCTCGGTAATCAACAGCATCATCGGCCCCGGATATGGCATCTACTTCAACAACGGAACAGGCAAGGCGCTATCGCCTTCTTCTTTCCTCGGCGTTGAGTACGGGGCTGATGCTTCGGTTGTCTCCGCGCCGATTGAGGCTGGCTCGTACAATTCCTACAACAAGGTAAAGCGGCCGCCGGTAATCAGGGTGCTGTTTGTGCTTGAGGGCTGGTCTGGCTTAACAGGCTCGCTTCCCAACCTCACCAACTTCTCTCTGACAAGCCGCGCCGATATGCTGGCCGCGCTCGATGCGATGGTTGAAGATACGATGACGTATGACATCGAAACGCCTGATACCACGTACGAGAAGTACGATCTGGTGCGCTACAACTACCGGACCTCTGACCGGGACGTCACCCTGTTGACAGTTGAGGCTATTTTCCAGTCCGTGCTGGAGTCTGCAGAAGTCACGCTGACCAGCACCACGGCACAGAGCAAGACCACAGCTAACGCAACCAGCCTTGCTCCCAGCGCCGTGACGGAGAAGGTGAACTCATCCACCACTGAGGCCACGCAGAGCGGTGTATCTTCGGCCCTGACCGGCCTGAAGAACTCTGTTTCAAGCGCAGCTACGCAGGTGGCAGACAAGGTCTCGTCCACTGTTAATAACATCACACAGACCACCACGGCTTCGATTAACGGCGCGGCCACCTCGGCTATCAATAAACTCTCATCCTCGGTCACAGACCTGGTTAAGGTGCTTACCTGATGCAGACAATCACATTGCAGCCAATCAAAGCTCAGGAGCTTACGGTAAAGCTGGGTGAGCAGTCAGTCACCCTTCGCATCTTCCAGCGCTCAACCGGCCTGTACATGGATATCGGCTTAGGTGATGAATGGATCGCGCAGGGCGTGACATGCCTGAACGGCAACCGGCTGGTGCGCTATCCGTATCTGGGATTCCAGGGTGAGTTGTTCTTCGCTGACACAAAGGGAAGTGATGACCCGAGCTATGAAGGTCTGGGTGATCGCTTCCTGCTGTTTTATGCCACGCCAGACGAGATGAGTGCTGCAGCATGACCTATAAAAAACGCAGTCTTAAATTTGAATTCAAGCTGAAAGAGGGGAAATTTGACGATAAGGGCAATGACACTCTGACGATCAGCGACATAAAAGCTGAGGTTGAAATAGGTGCTTACGGTGGCGTATCCGGATCCACCCTGGAGGGTCGCATTTTCGGCTTGAGCATCGATTTGATGGCGAAGCTCAGCTATAAGGGCATTCAGCTAAATGGAGCTAAGCAGAACCTGTTAAAGGTTTGGGCTGATGACAAGATTGTTTTCTTCGGGACGATCACAAACTGCTTTGCTGACTTCAATCAAATGCCTGATGCACCCCTGATCATCAGTGGAAACGCTACGGGATTTGAGCAATCTATTCCGGCGCCACCTTTCAGTGCGAGTGGAAGTGTTGATGTGGCAGACGTCATAACTTCGATCGCTAAGAGCGTTGGATTCACAGTGGTCAATAATGGGGTTAGTTATAAGTTGTCTAATCCTTACTTTGACGGCAATCCCATTGAACAAATGAGGAAGGCCGCTAAGGCCGCGGGTATTAACTTCGATCCGAGATTAGGGGTTGTTTTTATCTGGCCTCAAACTGGTTCGGTGGATGATGTGAAGCCCTTTATATCTCCTGATACAGGGCTGCTTGGTTACCCGGTATTCAGCAATTATGGGGTATCTTTTCAATGCACCTATACTGACTTGCTGATTTTGGGGCGCCGCTTTGAAATAGAAACATCGCTTCCAAACGCAAGTGGCACATATACGTTAGTCGCCGCCACTCATCATATTTCATCCTTGATGGAAGGCGGCCCATGGACGACGATTGGTCGTGGAGCTCTCGCGCAATTAACCGAGATAAGGCAGTGATATGCAGAATGTGTTCACAAGCACCCCACAGGACTCAAGTTCTGATGCCAATGTGCAGGAATTTCTATTCCATCGAATGCTGATGAGTAATGCTTTTATTACCCTGGCATTGGTAACTGACGTATCTGAAGGCGGTGAGTTGGTAACTGTAAGGCCATTAGTCGAAGGGTTTACCGGTGCTGGGGAAGTAATCCCTAAAACCGAAATATATGGTGTACCTGTCTGGCGGTTACAGCGTGGAGCCAGCGCATTAATTATGCCGCCGGTTGCAGGTGATATAGGCATGCTCGCCATATGTGACCGGGATATTAGCGGCGTAAAGGCGACGAAAGAGCCATCATTGCCCGGATCCAATCGGGTTCATAATTATGCGGATGCTCTTTATCTCGGAGGCGTGCTTAATTCTGAGCCAAGCCAGTATGTACGGTTCAGGGATGACGGTATCGATATAGTCTCGCCACTGGCAGTGACCATGGCCGCCCCTGTGGTTGAGGTTAACGCCGAAACATCCCTGACACTAAACTCTGCAAATATCATCCTTAACGGGCCGGTATCGCAGGGCGCTGGAAGTTATGCTGGTGATTTCACGTTTGAAGGCAACATTACGGCGCTTGGTGAGGTTACTGGTAAAGGTATTAAGCTTTCCACGCATACTCATAAGGGCGTACAGAGTGGCACGTCTAATTCAGGCTCGCCTAACGCTTAGCCCTTCCATAACCCCAATACATTGATTCAGCGACAGCCTTGTACTGGAAAGGATTTGTGAAGTTGTACCGAATTTCGAAAAGATGATTATCCAGAAGCGATTGAGGCTGTCCACTTAATCCCGCCTCAAATCCTGACACGCATGACTGTGCTGCAATGTTCGCCCAGTCTTCTGGTTTCTCTGTGATCATCTCCGGGTTAGTTCCGTAATACCTCTTTGCCATTTCAAAGAAAGCCTTTGATGCCTCCAGTGCGTGGGAATTACACCCGGAGATTTTGGCCTTTTCTTTGTATTCATCATTAGATTTTCTCTGGCTTTGCTGCATTGACTTCTCAATCTTAGCCGTGCGCGCGCGATCTAATTCGTATTGTGACGGTTTTTTCACTTCAGTGGTTACCGGTGCAGCGCACGAACAAATAGCAACTGAAATAGCCATTATAAAAATCTGCTTCATATTCACCTCAGACTCAAGTTGATAAGACATGCTATCTGCAACCTGTCGCAATAGCATGCAATTAATAACATGACCCGCTCCGGCGGGTTTTTTTTCGCCCGGAGAAAGCATGATAACCAAATCCCTCCTGCTAAATACCGACGCATGGGACCTGACTCTTGATGGATCCGGCAACCTTGCATCAACGACAAACCCATATGCTGTCGCGCAGGATGTAGCGTGCGCATGCAAGACCTTTCTTGGCGAAGCCTGGTATGACACATCGCTCGGCATCCCTTATTACCAGCGCATTCTCGGACACTGGCCGGGCACGCAGCTCATCAACACCAAGATGCAGTCTGAGGCGCTCAAGCTCGACTACGTACAGACCGCAACCTGCACGACTGTAATCGGCAAACAGAACCGACTCGCATCTGGCGTCATGACTATCACCGACACCAACTACGACCAAAGCACCATCAATCTCTGAGGCCAAAATGGCAGACACAGTAATCGTTACTACATCGGTGCCGGCGGCCACGTTCTCTGACATTGGCCTGTCAGTGCCGGATGAGAAGGATATTTTAGACGGGCGCTTAATTGATTTTGATAAGTCTTTGCGGGGAGGCATGAGTAAAAGCCTGACAACGCCGCAAGGTCAGATGGCAATGAGCGATACTGCCATCATTGCAGACAAGAATGACCAATTGCTTTCTATGGTGAATGGCATCAACCCGGATTATGCCACTGGCCGATTTCAGGACGCGATTGGACGCATTTACTTTATCGATCGCATAGCGGCGCAGGGAACCACCGTAACAGCCACAGCAACTGGTCTGGTAGGAACTGTAATCCCGGTGGGAAGCACGGTGCAGGATGAGGCTGGCTACATCTATACCTCATTGGCCGAAGCAACCATTCCAGCCTCTGGTGCCGTCGATATCGTATTTCAGAATCAGACCAGTGGGGCCATAGCATGCCCGGCAGGTTCACTGAATACCATATATCGCGCGGTTACTGGCTGGTCAGGTATCACCAATGCCGCGGCAGGCGTGCCGGGCAATGATGTCGAGACCCGCGCTAACTTCGAGTACCGGCGCAAGCAGTCTGTCGCTCTCAACGCGAAGGGTACGCCCGAGTCAATTTATGCCGCGGTGCTTGATGTGGCTGGCGTTGTGGACGCCTATGTCTGGTCGAATCACTCAGGTGCAACGGTTAACATTGGCTCGACCAATTATCCGGTACCTGCTCACAGTGTCTATATCGCCGTGTATGGCGGCAACGCACAGGACATCGCTCAGGCTATCTACCTGAAGAATCAGGCTGGCTGCGGAATGGTGGGTAACACTTCTGCAGTGGTCACCGATAACTCTCGCGGCACGAACATCAACCCTAAATACACGATGAGATGGAACACTCCGGCTCAGACCAGAACCCGGTTCATGGTCCAGCTGGAGAACTCACAATCGCTTCCATCGGACATTGTCGATCAGGTTCGGGCGGCAATAATCAGCGCCTTCAATGGCAATAGTGAACTGGTGCCTAAAGCGCGCATCGCGTCAAAGGTCTTTGCCGGCGGCTATTACTCTGTACTGAACAACATCGACACCGCATCGGTAAACGTGCTGTCGGTTACCGTCAGCCTGGACGGCGTTAACTACGCCTCATCCGTTGAATATGGCGTTGACCAGATACCTTCCCTTGACGCCAGTGATATCTCAGTGAGCCTTGTATGAAGAACGTGAAAGACACGATCCTCACGCAATACGCCGCCAGCCCCAACATCCGCAGCCTGATTGAAACCTTCAACACATCAATGGACATGACGGAATTCACCGACGAATTCCTGACAGCCATATGGGATGTTTCAACAGCAACCGGTTATGGGCTGGATGTGTGGGGGAAGATAGTTGGCGTTTCAAGGCTGCTCAACGTTCGTGAGGCGGCGACATATTTCGGCTTTGATGAAGCATTTATCAGCGCCAGTGACGACTCACCAAAACCGTTTGATGAGGCGCCTTTCTTTGAAGGTGTGCAACTGACATCGACGGTCAGGCTGGCTGACGATGGATACCGAAAGCTGATCATGGCTAAGGCAATGGCTAACATTACCGACTGCTCAATCCCATCGCTGAACAAAGCCCTGTATTACCTGTTTGGCGACCAGGGCGACACGTTCGTAGCCATTACCGGTGTGATGTCCATGAGCTACGTATTTGGCTTCAACCTGACGCCGGTTGAGTGGGCCATCCTGCTCAATTCAAATGCGATCGCCAAACCTGCAGGCGTCAGCGTCAGCATCATGTCACTCGATTTCAACAACACCTTTGGATTTGCCGAGGCTGGAATGCAGCCATTCGAAAGCAGCACCTTCTTCCCCGACTCAGGAATACAAAATGCAGACCAGCTCGCAGCCTAAATTACTGCCGGTTCCATTTGCGGACGCAGGCTCTAAACAGAATATCCCTAACGACTCACAGATTGGCATCACAGCGGGCCGCGCTTCATACGTAGACGGCTTCCCTCCGCTGACCAGAACACCACTGGCGGCAGGCGGCGTGCCTCCATTCGGCACCGACTTTAACGGCGTGCTGAACGACATCACAGCCGCAGTTCGCTGGTCTCAGTCAGGTTCGGGCTACCCGTTCAACGCTGCATTTAATACTGCAATCAGCGGTTACCCAAAGGGCGCAAGAATCCCCAACTCAACACTGGACGGTTACTGGCTAAACACCACCGATGGCAATACAGCCAACCCGGAAGTAACCGGCGCTGCGACAACTGGCTGGGTGCCAGCAGAGAGCTATGGCGTAACAGCGATTACCGGCCTGTCAGGCTCAAGTGTCACCCTGACTACATTGCAGGCATCGAAAGAGCGCATCACCCTTGCAGGCACTCTGAGTGCCAATATCAACCTGGTGCTGCCAGCATGGATTAAGCGCTGGACGGTAGTTAACAACTGCACCGGTGCATTCTCTGTCACGTTTAAAACTCCGAGCGGCAATGGTGTTCCGGTCCCCGCCGGTACAGTAGCCATCCTTCAGGGGGATGGTGTCGATATTCTTCCAGGTGCAAATCCCGGCGGGTTAATCGCAACACGCGTATTCATTGCTACTGGCAACTACACCCCAACTCCGGGAACGAAAAAAATAAAAGTGACTGCCATTGGCGGCGGCGGCGGCGGTGGCGGTTCAGCGGCCACCGACAGTACAACAAGGAGTTGTGGCGGCGGCGGCGGAGCAGGCAATGCTGTTGTGTCTGTATTTAACGTTGCTGACATCACATTCCCGGTCAATATCAATATCGGATCTGCTGGGGTTGGCGGTGCAGCCGGGGGATCGCCTGGTGGTAATGGTGGCAATGGCGGGACAACTTCATTTGGCTCGCTTTTTACCGTTCTTGGCGGTTTTGGCGGCGGCGGCGGCACTCTCACCAATGACACAGTCCCACTTGTCGCTCCTAACGGCGGAACCCCTGCTCAGCCTACAGTTGGCAACCTGCTCAACATCAAAGGCTCAGCAGGCCTGCCGGGGATTGTAGGTGGTAACGCGATCGTTTCAGGCGCAGGCGGCGCATCACTTCTCGGCGGCGGCGGCAACCCTATCTCAACCGGAGCCTCTACAGGTGGTGATGTAGGTGTTTATGGCGGTGGCGGCTCAGGCGCTATATCCGTTAAATCATCAGCTACAGGGCGTACTGGTGGTACTGGCGGTGCTGGACTGGTTATCATCGAGGAATATGCATAATGACTAATTACGCACTGATCAAAGACGGTATTGTGGTTAATACGATTTTATGGGCTGGCCCGGAAGAGTCGCCAATGGACTTTGGTCCTGACATTACCTATCAGAAGATTGAAGATGGGAATATCGTGGGAATTGGTTATTCATTCAAGGATGGTGTGTTTAGTGCCCCCGCAATCACGGAAGAGGAGCAGACCGCACTGGACGCGCAGGCAGTTGCTGCCAACATGAACCGAAAGGACTCGCTTATCTCGGAAGTGAACAGCACCATTGCTGTGTGGCAAACAAAGCTGCTGGTTGGAAGAAAACTGACGGCGGCCGAGACTAAATCGCTTAACCAGTGGCTGGATTATTACGATCTGCTGGTTGCTGTGGATGCCAACACGAAGGACGCGGTTAGCTGGCCGTCTAAACCATAAATAAAAAGATAACATCTATCTGATAGTGGAGGGGTGGTGAGGAGTAATCGCCACCCTTACCATGTCATGACGTCCACTCTCACCAACTCTTCTCTCGATCTGATTATCTCTTTAGAGAGCGTCGAAACAGAAGAGGCAATGAACTGCTCCTGAGTAAGATCGCCACTTTCATAGCGCCTCACAAGGGCCAAGAGAGCGGGTGAATCCTTTGAGACCAGTTTAATGTTTTCAGTTACAGACTCATACGTCTGCCCATCAGCGATATCTTTTTCACTGGCTGAAAGTAACTTCTTCAGGCGGTTAAGCATTTTTTTACCCTCCAAATTTTTTTAACAATGTACCACATGAGATCAGATCGCAGAACAGCGTTGAACGATGCGCTGCCACCCATAAAAAAGCCCCGGCGACGGGGCAGCTACAGACCGCGCCAGTCTCAGCAGGCTGCGGGATGGGTGATTTGAGATTAGTCACTCCACATCGCATGCGCCAACTAAAAACCTTTCGCCATCAACCCCTTTACAAATTTGTGCGCCGCTCCGCCTTGATCAAATCTATCGATCGCTATTACTGTTTATCCATACAGTATTTATCAGAGGAGGATTTATCATGGCGAGAGAGAGTGACATACACGCGGCGTTCACTGGAGCGATAACGAAGGACGGGCGGGGGCGGCAGATTGTCACCACTGCGGCGTTCCAGAAGCGGCTGGATGACCTGAATCACGTGTGGACGCTGGCAGAGTGCAACCGGTGGATACGTCGATACCAGAACTTCTTCTTCGAGCTGGTCACAGAGGAAAGCGAGAATAAGACCTGGGCGTTACGCAACATGGGATACGTGAGGTAACTATGGGATTTCCATCACCAGCGTCCGATTATATCGAGCGGCGCATCGACCTGAACGATGTACTGATGCCTCACCGGAACAACATGATCCTGATTGAGACTCCTGATGGGTTCGTGCTGGCTGACAAATCTCTGAAGCCCGCGCCTGGCGACAAGATTGCATTCCAGATAGGCGAGTTTCCGCAGCTGGGAAAATTGTTCAGCACAGGAATTATCACCTCAGACGGTGAGACGATCGACGGAGAGGGCATGGAAGGCATCATTGTGCTGGGGAAAGTGACGGCGGAGGTAGTGTCCGTTTATGAACCGCTCCGGCCGACGATTTGAACCGAAGTCGCATCAGGCATAATATGATGTTAACAGCGACGTGAAAGCCATAGTGAAATTTTATTTAGTACATTGATTAGTACATAAAAAATCATGGTGCTAAAATTATAAATCGTAAGTTATTGATGGTAAAAGAATATAGATATCAAGCAACTAATTTACTTGTGTAACCTGGAGCGTGAACGCCATTTCGGGCGGGCCGCGGAAGCCAGTTTTGTTACACAGCCAACCCTCTCTATGCGCCTGAAAAATCTTGAGCGCGAGCTGGGCCTGCCGCTGATTAACCGCAGCAATAACTTTGCCGGATTTACCCCAGAGGGCGACCGTGTGCTGGCGTGGGCGCGGGAAATTGTTTCGGTTTATCAGGGGCTGAAGCTGGAAGTGGAATCGCTGAAGCATGGGGTGAACGGTACGCTGCGGGTTGGCGTGGTGCCGCAGTGCAGCATGGCACTGCCGCTGCTGCTGAAAGCGGTGCAGGCGCGTTATCCTCAGCTCGACTATCGCATTGCGGTACTCAGTGCTGACCAGTTGCTGGAAGCGCTCAACAGCCACACCGTGGATGTCGGGATCGGTTTTTTCGAGATGGCAACACTGCGTGAACTCCATTTTCAGACCGAGATGCTGGCAGATCGGGGCGTTGAAGCCATATTCCATCCCGACCATTTTCCTGAGCTGGTGGGGGAAACCGCGCTGACGCTTGAGGAAGTGGCACAACAGCCGCTCTGCCTGGCGGAGCCGACGCGTTATTTCCGGCGTTACCTTGATATGGCTTTTCGCGAGGCGGCGCTGGTGCCCCGAGTGATTGTGGAGAGCGCCTCTGTCATGCAGCTGATGCAGTGCGCGCAGGTCGGCCTGGGGCTGTTGGTGTCGCCGGTCGGTCATCTGCTGTCCGCTTCATTACAGGGGCTGCAGCAGCGCGCCATTACGCTGCCGCCGATGGCGCGCCAGGCGGCGCTGGTCATCGCTGAGCCTGGCCGTGCCACACCGCTTGCACAGCACTTTTTCGACGAAGCGCGCGGTCTGCTGCCGGTTTAA